GACAAGCTCAGGATCGTCAGCAGTGCGGGATCGGGTTAGGGATGCGACGCGGGCGCGTTCGTGAGTGAAACTCACCGAGGGCCTCCGGGGGTGGAGAACTTGCCCGCTTTTCTCGATCGACCTTCGATCTACTCAAGTGGACTGATTCTCCGGCAATCCCTAACCGGCAGGCCCTACTGCTCAGTAACTATAACAGCACCAACGGCTAGCAGCACCAACGGCTAGCCGCGGAGGTGTCTCCCACTTCGGCGCGTCGTGGTTGCCGAGCGCTGTGCGATGGCGCGAAACCCCGCGATGCTGACAAGTGTCTGCCCAGCCGCGGCGAGCGATGCCGCGATGGCCTCCCACTTGTTGCGCGTGAAGGTCTCCCTGTTGCCACACATGTTGCAGATCAAGTGAAGGCTTCCCGAGACGGGGTCCGTGTGGGAACGCTCTAGCCGTTGCTCAGGGGTCGGCTCCTGGTACCACCTGGCGATGCCACCGGGCTCGCCAGTCTTGCCGTGGCCCCACGGTGCGGCTTGGAAGTGACGCCAGTCGGCCGCCTTGCCCAGCTCACTTTGATCGAGCAGTTCAGTCAGAGGCTTGTCACCGCACCGCTCGCAGACGATCACGATACGGCGAATCCGGTCGCTCATGACTGCCTCCACTCAATCCGGACCGTCTCAGGGTCGAACTTGTGGCCCCGTGGTGCGGGTAGCAGAGTCACGGTGGCCAGTGCTGCCAGGATGGCACGCTGGGTCCCCAGAGGGGCGCGGGTGAACGCCCCAGCAGGGTCAGGTGAGGCGAGCACCGACCCGAGCCCGTCACCCCCGGCCGTGCGGGCGCGGGTCGTCTCAGCGCGGGTCAGCTCGGCCTGCACCTTCTCGGTTGCGACGGCGAAGCGGCGACCGTCGATCAGGTCAGCGTCGTAGTCGGCCTCGATCTTGCCCAGCCGTGCGCGTAGGCCGGCGATCTGGACCGAGAGCAACTTGGCGCCATCGGTGTCCGGTACGGCGAGCAGATCAGCAACGTCTGGTCGGGCCAGGCGGGCTCGGATGACGGCGCGCACGAACGTGTCGATGCTCTCGCCCATGCGGGTGATGTGGCCACCGACAGGGCAGCGGTAGCGGCCACCGCTGTGCGAGCGCAGCAGGCCACCGCAGACGCCGCACAGGTACAGACCTGAGCCCAAGTGTTTGCGGTCGGTGCCGATCCGGTTGGTGATGCGTCGGGGGTCAGTCAGACGAGCATGCACACCGTCGAATGTAGCCTCGCTCACGATGGCTTCCCACTGACCAGCCTTGCCGGTGACCTGTCCGCAGTAGATCGCGCGGCCGGCATACCGCGGGTTGATCAGGATCGTTCGCACCGACGACGGCGACCATGCCTTGCCATGGCGGGTCTGCACACCTTGATCGGTCAGCCATACGGTGATCCCTCGAAGCGAGTCCCCGGCAGAGAATCGGGTGTAGATCGAGCGCACGACGGTGGCCTCATCGGGCACGACTTCCCCAGCGAGGGTGTATCCGGTCAGTCGGACGCCGCTCGGTGGTCGACCACGGTCGGCGCGCTGTGCGGCTGCCCGGATCTGGCGGGCGCTCTTGCGCTCGACTTCGGCGCGAGCGACGGATGCCTTGATTCGGGCGAACAGACGGCCGCCATCGGTGGAGAGATCCGCTTCACCGTTGGCTGTGGTCAGCAACAGGCCGCGCTCTTCTGCGGCGTCGATCCAGTCCTCAAGCTGGCGTGGCTGGCGGGTGAGCCGGTCTAGATCCCAGCAAACCAACGCCTCGAATTGCCCGGCCGTGAAGTCGGTGACCATGCGGTCATATGCCGGGCGCTTCGTGGTCCGCTTGCTTGCCGAGATGGAGTTGTCGACGTACTCCTCGATGATGGTCCAGCCTCGCTCGGTGGCAATCCGACGACAGTCCTCACGCTGGCGGTCGACGGCCAGGTGCTCCCCAGTGGTGTCGAGTGAGACTCTTAGGTAGAGCGCCGCGTTGGTCATGCTCTGATGTTACACCATGACGTAACCGGGTCGAGTTCCGCTTCCAAGTAACATCAGGATCAGGGAAGGCGTAGGGCCTCTCGACTGGTGCAGATGCACCAGTCGCCTTAGCAGGTGTATTACACCCACGACAGCCCGATGGCGGATGCGACCTTAAAGATTTCGTAAAGAAACGCTCCGGGTCCACCAAATGACGCAGGTCGGGCGTAGCGTCACGCAAACGACCCCCAGCCGGTCTGGAACACCGACCAGGGGCCTAGGACCGAACACCTTAACTGGAGGCGAACGATCATGAGTCCAATTCTGCCCAAAAGCGCCATGGCACCCACGGGCGACACGCCGTTGACCGCCGACGAGGCGGTAGCCGAGGTTGGCTGGATCGCCCATGAGGCGCGGGCCATCGAGGCCGAGCGCGTCGATGAGGACTCCGAGCGCTGGCAGGACTACCTCAACCGCAAGCGCGCCCTCATGGAGTTCATCGAGGGCAGGCTGTGATCGTGCTAGCGGTCCTCTTCGGCGCCGGCGTGGCGGCCACGTGGTGGTACTCCCGGGGCGCGCCATGAACGCGCTGGACGTGCAGCGACACGACGAAGGCCTAGGCGCGGCCATGATCGCTCACGCGCTGAGGCATGACGCCACAGCGGTCGAGTTGCTGGCCCGCGAGCATGAAGACCCTGTAGCGCTGGCGGTAGCCGTCGCACGGGCCGCGTACAACGTGCTCGCGATGACTTCGCTGCGACCGAACCAGTCCAACCTGTTCGAGCTCCAGGAGGCCTACGGATACGCCTTGTGGCTCGCTAAGGATGCAGCCGACTACTGACCAGCACACAGCAGCGCCCGCTCTCCGAGACAGTGAGAGCGGGCGCTGTGCTGTGTCTAGTCTCCGGCCTGCTCGGCATCGTCGGCCAGCCTGAGCAACACTGCAGCCAGGTCGCGTGCCTGAGCGGGGCTCAAACCGTAGTTCTGACAGTCGACTTGGATCGGATGCCGGAAGTGGCCTCGCTCGTCGACCTGCTCGTGCTGATTGAGCCGAATACGCATCTCGATCGGGTGCCAGTTGTGGTCGACGTCCTGGGTCCCCGCGATCACCTCCGGCCCTTCGTGCCAGAAGTCGTCCATCCGGTTCCGCAACCGGCGCGCGAGATGCTCGGCTCCCGTCACGCACCACGGCGGGCAGGGTTGGTCGTCGCGCCAAACAGGGTCCGGTGAGGTAGTCATGGCGTCAGTCTCCCAGCAAAATGACACGACCGCGGCCGGCTGACTTGCCGGTGGCGCCCTTGGCGAGCGCGTCCAACCGTGCCTGCCATGCCAACATCCCGGCATAGATCGCGTCAATCTTCCGGCTTGAGTCCTTCGATTCCTTACCCACACCAATGCCTGCGCGGGCCACCAGGACACGCCGCGCATTCAAGGCATGCTCAGTGAGCCGGTAGCTGCCATCGTGGCTTAGATCGCCATTCACGACCGCCTCCTCGAAGCTCGCAGCGGCCTTGACCACGGCACTGGCGCGGTTGGTCGGCCACTGCATCGGGTGCGCGCCAGCGGACACCTTGAGCTTGCGCGCGAACTGTTGCTCCCAGCCGGCGACGCGGGCCTCCCAGCCGTGCGGGTCGGCGTACATGCCGACGACCTTGTAGCGCTTGAAGGCGTCGATGACTGCGGCGTCGATGATCTGCTCGGGTGCCTCCCAGTCGTCCTCACCCTTCTTCGCCTGCCACACGCCGATCTCGAACAGGTGCCCATCCTTGACCCGGCAACCCACCAGGGCGGTTGCGTCGGCGTTGCCCCGGACACGACCACGGGAACCGTCGAATCCCATGACGATGGTGTCGCCGTCCTCGATGCGCTTGGACTTGTCCTCGCACGCCAGCCACAGGTCAGCACGTAGCCATGCATCGTCAGCGGACGCGGGCTGATTCAAGTAGAACCGTCGAGCGTCTGCCGGGTGAGTGTCGCCGTCGTGGATCTCTTGAATGATCCGCTCAACGTCGATCCATGGTGAGTCCACGTACAGGGCTGTCAGGGCTGCTCGGAGCTGCTCAGTGTCGGCCAGGTCCTCACACACGCCGATCGGGTGCCAGCGCAGCACACCATCGCCGGAGTGCTTCCCTGCGGCCACCGCGTCCGCGTAGTCGCCGGTCCTCTCAGCGACCGAACCGCCACCCTGCTGCCACATGTTCGTCGCCTCGATCGAGCGGCCTCCCGTCTTGCCCACGTTGCGGCGCAGCGTTGCGGCCAGCCGGTCTCCACCGTTGCTCGCGTTCCACAGGTGCGACTCGTCCAAGATCACGGCCGTGTACCTGGGGCCTTCCTTGCTCTGGGCCTTCGCGGTGGCCGGTGACAACATGCCGCGGCGGGTGCGTATCCGGGTGATGCCGATATCGAGCCCTGGGATCTCTGCGGGCGCTACCGGGTTGTCCAGCATCGCCGTTGCCAGGCCAAGAGTCGCGTCGACAGCTTGGCTCAACGACAGCGCGCTCAACTTCGCGTCGGGCGAAGGCTGAGCGGCCATGATCGGGTTGCCGTCGTCATCGAAGCCCTTGAACACGACCGGACCCGCTAGCTCGATACAGGCGAGAGCAGCGCAGAGCGGCGATTTTCCGGCGCCTTTTGGGAGCACGATCTGGGCACGTCGCCACAGGTACTTGCCGCGCTCGTCCATGGCGTACCACCAACTGACGAAGCGGGCCTGGGACTGCCTCCATGACCACGCATCGCCCGCATGCTCACCATCAGGCTGGGTCAAAATGCACTCTGCCCAGCCGAGGACCTGAGGCCCGGCAGTCTTGATGCCGACGTCCTGTGGCCAACCCTCCGGTAAGGCGTCGTCTCCGATTGGGACATCTTTGATGTTCATGTCCTCACCTTTTTGCCGAGGTCGTGCTTACGGTGGCACGAGATGCATCGCGGCACGTAATACGCCGGATCAGTGCTGTACGCGATCCTGCGCCTCAGGCACCGCTGCTCATTCGCCGACGACCCGTCGTAAGACCACTCCTGAGCGCGGTCAAAGCAATCGACACACAGGTGGCTGTTGGCTTTCCCTAGCGTGGCCTTGAGGCGCAGGTGGGCTGCTTCGTAGGTCACGTCATCGCCCTTCCACCCAGGATGCTCGGGTCCAGTCGGCCGTGGGCGTTCCTCCAAACTGCCATGTCGCTTCAAGCGCCAGTAGTGCATCTGACACCAACCGTGGCCGTAGTGCGGCTCGGCGCAGCCGTCCGCTTCACAAGCCACGCGGTGAAGCGTCGCCAGCGGATCACCGTGCTTGAGCCATCGCCGGTAGTGCATCCCACAGAACGCCGCCGACCCACTGCGAGCGGCCCGCTCGCACCCATCAACGTCGCACGTCTTCATGCCGGCGTCTCCCTCGTCCATCGGGCCTGAGCAGCAGCACGCTTCCGCTCGGATTCGCCCGCCTTGCGTTCGGCCTCTGCTGCCAGGGCGCCGGCGTCGACCTCGGGTAGCTTCAGCGAGCGCAACATCGCGGTGAGCGTGGCCCGGTGCTGACGGAGCTCAGAGATCAGCGGAGCGGCCACGATCTGCCCCATCGAGCCCTTGACCGTCTTGTCCTTGCCCTTCTGCTCGCGCGTCATCTCGTCAATGAGGTCGCACTCTCGACAGGAGTCCTCCAAGGTGCGCAGCTCGTCGGGTCGCAAGTCATACTTCCCGGCGATCGCCAGCCACAACCGCTTGCCACCTGAGCCCAAACCACGGGGCGCTTGCTCGTTCATTTAGTCATCTCCTGGGTTGAAAAACGTGAGGGGTCGGGATGCAGCCAGTTTTCCCCGGTAAACCAGTTGCACGGTGGCCTTAGACCGAGGGGGTCCCCCGCCACCCCCATCTCATCCGTGAACTGCAACTGGTCACGGCCGTGACCAGTTCGGA